GATGGAGAAATCAGCAATAACCCTCATCACAATAATGAGTAGCGTTGTCAGTATCGTAACAATGAGTGTTGGTCTTCTACTCTTTGCTGATGGTAGATATGCTTCAGCAAATGAACTGGAAGAACTTAGAGAAGAACAGCACTCAGCGTTTGTGGACATGAGAATGAGGTCAATTGAGGATGAACTCTTTGACCTCCAAAGCATACCTGCCGCACAGCGCACACCGCTCGATAGAGCAAAAGTAGAGAGGTATCTCCGTGAACTTAGAGAACTTCAAGACAGTAATTAATTTACTTTCGGAAATAACATTTTATGTCTGCCTTTGTGCTATGGCTAGTGCCTTGGCAGTCATCGTTTTAAACCACATTTTAGGAATTTACTATGTTTAAATATATATTAGCTAGGTTCAGCGAAGCTAGTACCGTGAGGGGCATCATCATGTTCTTTGGGGGCTTAGGTTTGACTATTGAACCTGCCCTCACAGACCAAATTATAGCCGCTACTATCGCAGGCTCAGGCATCATTGGTATGCTGTTCGCAGACGCAAAGAAACCTACCGAAGATGGCTAGGTCACCGAGGAATTACAAAAAGGAATATCGGGAGTACCACGCTAAACCCGAACAGATAAAGCGGAGGGCAGGACGTAATAAGGCTAGAGCGTTAATGATTAAAGCCGGGCGAGTAAGAAAAGGGGATGGTAAGGAAGTAGACCATAAGAATTATAATGCTACCAACAACTCCCCTAGTAACCTCACCATCAAGTCCAAGAAAGCCAACCGCACCAAACAACCCAAGAGGTCATAATGGATGATGATATTTTATTAGTTTTACACTCTGCTGTAGCACAGACCCTACTAGAAAAAATCAAATCAGGGGAAGCTAAATCAGCAGACCTTGGGGTGGCAGTTAGATTCCTAAAGGACAATGGAATTGAAGCTGCTCCTGTTAACGATAACCCACTAGCACGACTACTAGACTCCCTCCCTTTCGATGAGGAAGATGAGTTAGATGCACAGCTAGTGGCTATCCCTAGACACTAAGACAAAGCCCCTCAGAGACTCTCTGGGGGGTCTTAAGTCATACACCAATGGAAATGTATTGTATGAAGAAAAAGAACCCACTAGAGTCGTTTAAGAACTTCCTATGGTTAACATGGGACCACCTAAACCTACCTCCCCCTACGCCTGTCCAATATGACATGGCGGATTACTTACAACATGGTCCAAGACGGATGGTTATGGAAGCATTCCGGGGGGTCGGTAAGAGTTATATCACCTCTGCATTTGCATGCCATCAGCTACTGATGAACCCGGAGATTAAGATTCTTGTGGTGAGTGCGAGTAAGGTGAGGGCAGATGACTTCAGTACGTTTACACAGCGACTCATTCACGATATGCCCTTACTCCAACACTTGATACCTAAGGACGGTCAAAGACAAAGTAAGATTGCTTTTGATGTTGCACCTGCTACACCGTCACACTCACCAAGTGTGAAGTCTGTGGGTATCACAGGGCAGCTTGCAGGGTCGAGGGGTGACTTAATTATTGCGGATGACATTGAGATTCCGAATAACTCAGCCACACAGGTCATGAGGGATAAGCTATCGGAGAGCGTGAAAGAGTTTGACGCTATTCTTAAACCTGATGGGAGGGTTATATACCTTGGTACACCGCAAACCGAGATGAGTCTGTATGAAGAGTTACCGAATAGAGGGTACACCACCCGAATATGGACTGCTAGATTCCCTGAGCAAACCCTACAGGACAGATTGGGTGAAAGACTAGCCCCAATGTTGAGGGATGGTGGGGATGTAATGACACCTACAGACCCTAAGCGGTTCGATGAGGATGATTTGGTGGAGAGGGAGTTAAGTTATGGACGTAGTGGGTTTAGTTTGCAGTTTATGCTCGATACTTCTCTGTCTGATATTAATAAATACCCTTTGAAGTTAGCTGACCTAATCATTATGAACTGTGATGGTGAGAAAGCCCCAGAGAGAGTCGTTAAGAGTCGGGAAGAAGCCACAGACATATCTAACTTAGGCTTGAGGGGTGATAAATTATGGTTGGGAGATGCCATAGGGGATTATATTGAATACACAGGCTCAGTCATGGCTATTGACCCCTCTGGTAGGGGTAAGGATGAGACAAGTTATTGTGTGATAAAGATGCTCAATGGATTCCTGTGGGTAACAGACTTTGGTGGTATCAAGGAGGGTGGGTATGAACCCCAGACCTTAGAGAAGTTAGCTTATATCGCTAAGAAACATAAGGTCAATGAGGTTATCGTAGAGAGTAACTTTGGGGATGGTATGTTTAATCAACTATTCACACCTTACTTGACCAAGATACACCCGGTTACGTTGGAGGAGGTACGCCACTCTACCCAGAAAGAAAGACGTATCTTGGATACCCTAGAACCCGTAATGAACCAACATAAGTTAGTCATAGACTCTGATGCTATGAAGAGGGATTGGGAGTCTGTACAGGGCTATCCACCTGAGCAAGCCCCACAGTACACCTTGATGTACCAGATGACCCGTATGACCAAAGACAGGGGTGCTGTAAGGCATGACGATAGAGTCGATGTGTTGGCTATAGGAGTCAACTACTGGGTAGAACAGATGGCTTCAGATGCTATGGAGTTGATGAATGACCGTAGAGAGCAACTGCTTGACCAAGAGTTAGAGAAGTTCGTGGATGGAATAATGTCTAGGAAGGGTCAAAAACACCAAGATAAGTGGATGTAAGTGTTGCTAAACACAACTAAATTTCTCTTACGAATCAATAACTTATAAGGGGGGTAATATATGGACACTATGGACTAACCGCCCCCCCCTATGTATACACTAGGACAGAGGGTCTATAGGGTCTTAAGGACACCTATGCAAATAAGACACCGTACGGATAGTGTCTGTAAGTATAAACATATAGATATAAACATAAGGATAACGAATGGAAGTAGTAAAGAAGTACCACAAGGATGTCATAGGGGTTGTACTGTTATTAATCCTTACAGCAGCATTACTAAGCGGTTGCTCTATGTCTCAAGAAGAGTTTGTAGCTGCCTTAGATGCAGGAGTCAGTGAGGTTGAGGTCGATGAGTTAAGACCAACTGCCACAGTCAATGCAGTACCTCACGAAGTCATAGAGAGTACGAACGAAATCATATACCCCGTGTTTGATGCACAAGACAACGTCATCGGCACTACTACGACACCTACCATAGAGGAAGAAATAGATTGATACTAAAGTTCTTTGCGGAGTGGTGTGGTCCCTGTAGGACTATGAAACCTCTGGTAGATGAGGTCTTCCCAGAAGTCGTAGAGGTAGACATAGACACCACAGAGGGTGCTGAGATAGCTGAGAGATACGGAATTAGAGGAGTCCCTACGCTCATCAGGGTAGATGCTGATGGGGAAGTGGTGAACATCAAAGTAGGCGCACTTACCAAACAGCAATTGGTGGATTGGAGGGTAGGCTTTGAGTCCTTCCTCTAAGCCTGAGACTATCCTCATAGACATACGAGACTTTAAGTGTGACTGTGGGGAAGGTCGGTTGGGTAGCTTTGTTAGATTCTATAGCAAAGAGATGGCAATTTGTCCTCATTGTCAGAAGGAGTACATCCTCAAGGACTACACAAAGGTGGAGATACAGCATCAGAGATGAGTAAACTAACAAGAAATGAGATTACAGGCGATTACCTTAAGAGCAAGGTCAATACCAATAAGTATCGACAGAACTACGACATGATATTCCACAAGAAGACAGGTGAGGTAAGTGAAGGTCTTACAGGAGAGTGCTACTGTACTCCTGATTGCGAGTGTAAGCAGCAAAAAGATTCTGAAGGAAAAATCTGAGAAGGTCTTTAATACCGTTAGATGCCCGATTCCCCCCGTGGGGGTCGTGTAGGTTGGGCGTGTTCTTTTAGGTGGTCCTGACTAGCATTTTGCTCTTAGTATGCTGTAACGTGTTGATTTATAAGGATTCTATAGGGTTATACTATCCCTATTCGGTTATCATTTAACATTATAATAGCTCTCACATTGGATTCTATTTGAGAATCAGTATCATTGTCTTTCTGTCATTCACTATATCTATCGTTTTAAAACCTCAGTGAACCTATATATTTTCATAATATATAACTTTACCCATATCGTTAGACTTGCACTGAAGGGCATGATTTGCGATAATGATTGTGAGCCAGAGATAAAAGGGCTTGAGAGAACGAATAGAGAACAACTAACTTTGTGAGGTAAGACTATGACAACTAGAGATAGAGCAACTAAACTACAAGAGTACGCACAATCTAACTATGAGAATGGTGGGCATTGGGTGGTAGAAACCTATGATGATTCCGATTATGAGAATTGCTTGAATGAAAATAAAACATTACCCAAAGCCAAAAAGGCTTTAAAAGATTTATGGTCTTTGTGGGAAGAACAGAACAAAGAAATTAATTCCTTGGGTGACAATCAAACAACAGAAGAAATTGTTGCTGATATGATTGATAGTGCTGGCTATATGAATCACCATTCTGAGGTCGCTGAGGTCGCTGAGGTCGCTGAGGTCGCTGAGGTCGCTGAGGTCGCTGAGGTCGCTGAGGTCGCTGAGGTCGCTGAGGTCGCTGATGTTAGAATTAATGCCACAATTAAAGCGGTACAATCCAATGTATTGGACCTTAATCAATATACTACCGATTCAAATACCGCACTTAGTAACATTGATTTTGCCACTAACACACACATCAATATCTTATGGGATTATCTCGAAGGGCTTGACGGCTCTATGGGTGACAATCTGATTAAGATAATCGCACGGGTTATGAGTGAATCGGGTTACCGGGTTGCTTATTCAAGTAGTAACAGTAAGGGCAATGAATACGGCAATAGCCAACGAAGAAAGAATAAGAAAACAGGCAAGATGGAAATCAGAAATGTTGATACCTATAAAGACTACCCATTGTCTTTTGTGAATGATGACACGCCCTATAATACAAGTATTGAACAGGTGAATAACTTAATCGGGAGACTGTACAAAAACTATGGGTATACTTTTGAAACTTTACAGGAATTTGCCACCTTTAAAGATTTAAAGGATATAGAAAACGCTGAGAAACAAAGTAAGGCAAAAGAAACCAAAGCCCTGAAAGAAGAACAGAAAGAAGAACAGAAAGAAGAACAGAAGGAGGTACAAGAAACAGAAGAAAGAACGACCGAAGAAACTGAGCAATTACACCAAGTATTGGCTCTACCTTGTCTTAATTCGTTACAGGCAATTATCCCTACGTTAACACCGGAACAGGTCAACAAATTAAATCATGATATAGCAGTATTAATATCAAGCTACCAATCATAATTTTATATTCCAATAATAATGCCAATCTATATATTTTGATAATATATAACCTTTAACAATAAAGCCCTGTCGGTTACCTTTGGTGACTGATGGGGCTTTTTTTTGCCTTGGGTTCCTATCACCAACAACATGGTCAGGTACAGTCGTGTTCCTATCACCAACAACATGGTCAGTCGTGTTCCTATCACGACAACGTCCTATAGTCGTGCCGGGGTATGAGTCATCATATATTACCATAATATACAAGGACTACCTACATTGACATTAGTCTTACATCAGCGTATAATATACCCATGAGTTAGAGAAATACGCCAACAACAACGGCAATAACCACTGACTCTATTTATATATTTTCATAATACATAACTAACTAGAGAGGTACAAAGACTATGTACACACCAATAACAGCAACCGACATTATACAGTCGAGTAAGATTAACGATAACGTCATACTTAAAGACGTTCTAGATGTTTCGGGTAGGGATACAGGGTACTCAACCACCACTACCAAGCAACACATAATCAACCATTTAGATTACATCAATCGTTTTGCCCTCAAGGGTAAGTTGTGGACCGTTGAGTCTGCCAAGATAAGCAAAACCGATAATGAATGGGTCAAGAATGTGGTGTTGTTTTTAGCACCTGCTACGACCATAGCATCCGAAAAGAATACCTTATGCCCTTGGGCTAAAGAGAATGGTTGCTTGCCTAATTGCATCAACATACAGGGCAGATTAGGCATGGAGAGTGGTCAAAAGGCACAGATGGCACGAACCGTCCTCTACCTACTACGGAATGACTTCTTCAAGGCTAAACTGGTCGCTGAACTACAACTGTTAGAGATTGAGTTTGGTGAGATGTTATTGGTCAGACCTGATGGCACATCTGACCTAATATGGGCATGGTTAGCTGCCCTATTCCCTAACCTACATTTCTATGGGTACACCAAGGGTATCAGTAAGCTACAAAAGAATAAGACACCCAACCTAAAGCTTACCTTTAGTGGGTCTAACGCCAACCCTACTGTCTTGGCTAGGACAGTAAAGGCTATTAAGTTAGGTCTTAAGACTGCCATAGCACTCAATACCGCAGGTACTAAGGGTGAATGGGCTTTACCCAAGGACAACCCTAACCTACGGGATTTCGATAAGAACGACAATCGCTACGATGACCCTGCCGGGGCATTAGGATTCCTGAAGCGTAAAGGCAGCAACAAGGCTAACCGCATGGCTGAGGAAGTAGCACCCGAATCATTCTTCTTTACTGAGGATGCCCTAAATCACCTACTAGAAGTAACCAACCATTAAGAGGAGTTATACATGTCAGACTTACAACGTGAACTATCCCAAGCTAATGCCATGCTCTTGAGAGCAGACTACATTAATCTCCGTGACTACGAGGTCAACGACCTCAAGGAACGTATAGCCAACCTAGAGATGGCTGTCGATGTAGAGAAAAGCCTAGCCCGGATGACTCTATTACTAGCAACAGAGGTGGCGTAATGACTATGTGGGAAATAATCCAAGGTAACGGGCAACTGCAAGAGTGTTGTGGGTGTGGGTATATAGGAACTGACCATGCGGAAACTGACAGCAGGGTTGATGCTACTGGGGAGAATGAGGTGTTTTGCCCAGTATGCCACTCAACTGAATACTACTCATTAATAGAGGTGGCGTAATGAAATATTACAGAATTGAGTGGTCACGCACATACCACACGACAGGTGTGGATTATGTTGAAGCTAATAGCGTCAAGGAAGCTGAAGCTATAGCTATGGATGAAATCGGTGACTACAACGGTCACCAAGAAATTGACCCTGACCATGATGTGGTCTATGCAACGGAGGAGATGAAATGACACAACAAGGCGAGTTGAGACTGTCAACAGGTAGCGTATCGGTATATCGGAACATCAGCAATGGCACGTTAAGTGTCAAGCATAAGGGGTTAGTGGTGGGTCATTGCGACCACATTGAGATGGAAGATGTATCACTCCATGTCAACAAGGCAGGGGCTAAACGCATCCTCAACGGGGGCAACAAGGAAGTTGTCGCATGGGCTACGGGATTTCCCACTGTTATTGAGGGTTTCCTGCCCTACAAGGGTCGTAATCTACCACCCCTAATTACACGATATACCTTTGAGTGCTTGGGGTGGGATAAGGGTATCTACTTCAACCCTAAGAAAGGGGTCAACTGGCTCGATGAGGACGGGTATGTCATCGAGAAATTAGGTTACATAGAAGTCCGTGCGAATGGGCGTATGAATGGAGCGGAGGTTTAGGACATGGATGATGTAATTCGCCACATATACGGATTTAGCAGGGGAACAATTGGGTATCGGTATGTTCGGTACTGCATGAAGAAAGAAGTAATCGTAAAACCGTGGGTATTCCTACGGGATTACGAACCAACAACAGTTTCATGTTCTATGGTGGGGCATCTTAGCCGTGCCGTAGAACTCTTGGAAGAAAACCACAATAACTTTAAATCAATATAGAAGGAATCATTATGACTAACACAAACAAACCATCACAGAAATCTTTGGTCCTATCACACCTGAACAAAGGTGGTGCAATTGATGCAATGTCAGCACAGAGATTGTGCCGTTGTGTTCGCTTGGCTGCGGTCATCCATGTCCTCAAGAATGAGGGACATAACATAGTTAAGAAGACCGTCATTCAGAACGATGGTGCAAGGCTTGCAACTTATAGCCTAGTGGCATAAGATGTCAATTCGCCAAAATAGGGCTTGACCCTGTACCCCGGTACAGAGTGTATCATTATTTTCAAGTCTGCCTTTTGGTGCTGTGTAGTAAGCGAGGGGGGTCGCACCCCCTCAACCATCTCATCCACTAACAAGGAACTAAGACATTGACTTTCTTTAAAGTACCATTCTTAGAAGTATTTATAAGTGACCGTAGTATTGACGAGGGTGTAAGTTGTTCTATAATGGTGCATCGCTCTTCATTACTAATCACCCTGTTTACTAAGGATATAGTAATCTCAAGGGTATAAACTAACTTGGCTATCGGAACTCCATTATGACTAATTCCATAAACAAATCAGAGGTACTACAACTCAAAAAACTAATCGAAAGATTTAGATTGTTTGACTCAGAAATTCAGGCTCAAACCATCTTAACGATTCTTAACGTGTACTTATACGAGAACCATCCCGATGGTTACAGCATAACTGACTTAGCGGATGAACTGGGTTTATCCCAAGCGTCTGCATCAAGGAACGCTATGCTCTGGTCTAAGCTAACCCGTAAGAAAGAATCTGGACCTGACTACATAGCATCGAAGGAATGTCCAGTGAACCGCTCTAGGAAGAGATTATCCCTAACCAAAAGGGGTACTCAGTACCTAGAGAATATTTTCCAATCATGAACGGAGGTGTAACTATGTCAGTACAAGCAAGAGGTACTGGGTTTCAAATGAATGTGTCCCACAAGGGTCAACGTGTAAGGCGTATGTTTGATACATACGAAGATGCGGTGATGTGTGAGTTGCAGACCAAGAAGGCTATGAAGGCAGGGAAACCCTTACCCTTTGAGTCCAAATCAGTCCACTCAACATGGACGCTTAAGGAAGCCTACAACAAGGTATGGCAAACCTATTGGTCTGACTGTTCGACTACGCAATGGCAGGGTAGGCACATGATGAAGGTGTTGGATTACTTTGGGACTAAGACCCTAGTAACATCAATATCCTCTGCACAGGTGGCTGAGTTTGTCATCATGCTCAAGGGTAAGGGTCTAGCTAACTCAACCATCAACCACTCGCTCCAATCACTACGGAAGGTGATGAAGTATTGTGAGCAGAATGGCAAGGTTGAGAAGATACCCGTCATCCAATCACTCAGGCTCAACAACCACCGTACAAGGTATCTATTCCAAGAGGAATGCACCTTACTACGACAACATTCAACGGGGGAACTGCATGACGGCATCGTCCTATCATTGCTGACCGGGGTCAGAGCAGGGGAACTGTTCAGGCTTAGGTTTCGTGATGTATCTAAGGGCTTTGTCTATATAGAGAAGACCAAGAATGGTGATTCTCGTAGTATCCCGGCACACCCTGATGTTCTTAAGATTGTAGAGCGTAGGTCTAGGGGTCGATTAGACAGCGACCTAATCTTTACCAACACCAAGATGACCAGAGACAAGTGGTTGATGGTGCGGAATCGGCTAGGCTTAACCGATGTGGTCTGGCATACATTACGCCACACCTTTGCGAGTCATTTGATTCAATCAGGGGTAGACGTTAGTGTGGTCAAGGAACTAATGGGTCATAGACGTATAGAAACGACAATGCGTTATGCGAAGTTAGCCCCTAAGAACTTTACGAGTGCCATCAACGCATTAGATATTTAACCCTAAGGGACTGAGAATCCCCTGTTGTGCCATTTGTGTGGCATATTGGAAGTGTTTAGGCTATAATCACGCTTCTTCCAAAGGTAACACCTAAGCCTCGGTGGCGAAATTGGTAGACGCAAGGGACTTAAAATCCCTCGGTTATAGCCTTACACCCCCCTTAAGCCCTTTAAGAATCGTGCCGATAACGGCAGGATTATAGGGCTTTTTTATTGTAATAAGTCTTACTATAGTGTAAGATATACCCATCCTCAATTAAGAGGTGACAAACAGGAGTCTAAATGGAAATAAGCAAGCTAACTAAAGAGCAGTTAGTACCTCAATACTTGATGCACTCATACCTTTATTACATTGAGGGCAATCCTGTGTTGAGCGACCGTAGTTATGACCTGCTATGTATTAGGCTATTAGCTGAGTGGAACGAGGTAGAACACCCACATAAGGACATAGTGGACAGGGAGAGTCTTAGTAGCGGTACAGGATTTTACCTCAAGGAAGAGGACTACCCAAGGATTGCAACCATAGCAGCCCGTGAGTATTTCCTATTGGAATCAGAGGGGGTGCAATAGATGGACACTATCGCCCAACCGCCCCTATATGACAGACAGATAGAACTTGAGGAGAGGATGCTAGAGTTAGGCATTAGTAGGTTTAGGAAGAACACTGAGCAAGCAGCCCCCTCACAAACCTTATCAGGTATAGCCTTAATGAAGAGGACTGTAGGTAGCATTGAGGATGGTATAAATGACTACCTTAAGGCTACCCTCGGAGGGGAAGCAGGAAAGGGTAACAGGCATACTAACGCTATGATGCTTAATATGATTGAGCCTAAAGTATCTGCTTACTTATCCCTTAAGGTTACCCTCGACCATCTATCTGGTAACAACGCCTTGACTGCTACTGCCATGTCTATAGCAGGTGTATTAGAGGATGAGTTTAAGTTTGACTTGTTCCGCAAGGAAGAACCCCGGCTGTATCATGCGGTTAAGAAGTCAGTCAGTAAGCGTACATCCAATCGTCACTACAAGAGGTACAACCTTATCCATTCTATGAATGCTAATGCTCTAGTAACTTATGAGCCTTGGAGTAGAACTGAAAAGCTACACTTGGGTTGTAAGCTGCTTGACATCATCGTTCAGAAAACAGGACTAATAGAAAAGAGAAAGCAGGGTCAAGGCAGACGCAGTAAGCTAATCTTAATAGCCACGGAAGGTACTATGAAGTGGGTAGAAGAGGTCAATCTTAAAGGGGAGCGACTTAGACCAACCTACGCACCTTGCATCATACCCCCTAAGCATTGGACAGGGGCATACGAGGGGGGCTATTGGAGCAATAAGATAAAACCCCTTCCTTTAGTCAAGACCACCAACCGATACATCCTAGAGGAAATAGAGAACCACCAGATGCCCCTTGAATACAAGGCTATCAATGCCTTGCAAGATACAAGATGGCGTATCAATAAGTCCGTACTCTCGGTAATCGAACAGATATGGGAATCAGGAGGTGGTTGGGCAGGGTTGCCTAGTAAGGATGATGTTCCTATACCAACACCACCCGTACCTAAATCCTTAAGAAAAGAGGATATGACCCCCATCCAACTTGAGAGATTCAAGATGTGGAAGAGGTCAGCATCACTCTTATATAATAAGAATGCCAAGATGGGGTCTAAGAGGTTACACCTTATACGAACATTGGTAATGGCTAGGGAGTACAAGGATGACCTCCATTTTGTGTATCAGAATGACTTCAGAGGTAGAAAATATGCGGTAAGTTCATTCTGTAACCCCCAAGGCACAGACTATTCTAAGTCCTTACTGTTGTTTGGTGAGGGCAAGCCTATTGCAGATGAAAAGGCGTTGCATTGGTTGTGCATTCAAGGTGCTAATACCTATGGTAACGATAAGGTTACCTTTGATGAACGGGAGCGATGGGTACAGGACAACGAGGAATGGATTCTTAAAAGTGCTGAATCACCCCTAGAGTTCAGATGGTGGGATGGTGCTAGTGACCCACTACAATTCCTAGCGTTCTGCTTTGAGTATGCCGGGTTTAAACGAGAGGGGTATGGTTACATTAGCCACCTTCCTGTAGCACTAGATGGACGTAACAATGGTCTACAGCATCTC